AGGGTCTGCCGATGGTACGAGGTATATCTTCCCAACCGTACTTGCCGATGCCGTAGGGAGCGTAGCCACGATGACGTACTCAAACGATGTGAGCGCATTCAGCGCATCCGTCACCGCCTTTTGGCTCATTACTGCCAACGTACTCGAACCCGTGGTCTGAGCAACATTTCCGTTAAAACCACACCACGGAAGGCTGTTCCAACGAGTAACACCATTGCCCCACTTCCAAAGACCCGGATTGTCCGTGACAATGCCTATCTCGCCCTCCAAGAGAACGGGGTTCTCCGACTGCCAGTTGGCAAGTGTATCTCTCGCGTGTTGTATTCTATCTGCCATATCTTATATCTCTAAACTATCAACTCTCAACTCTCAACTCTCTCTCCCTGATGCCTTACCGCAGTCAAGTCTTCTCGCTGCGAGGTTCAGTTTCAATGTTCGTGCAGAGCCTCCGTCAATGACGCGCTCCACCTTCTCTGCCAGCTCATCAATGCGGCCTTGCATCTCCGTGACAGCAGTAGTAAGCTCTTCGGCACTCGCACAATCGTCGATGGCTTCAAGGAGTTCCTGCACCTTCAGATACACGGCATTACTGCTCACGGGGTTGGCACTACCTTGTCTGACCGAGCTGTCTACCGTCTGCCTGACAGATGCCAATGTCTTCGCCTCCCACACACTTGTGTAGGCCTTCTTCACAAGCACGTAGTCGTTCAATGCCAAGCCGTCAGCACCGTTCACGTTCGTATGACCGCCAAGGGTCAGCAGTGAGTTCAGCACCGTCACGATGGCATTGCACTCGTCAGCATAGAACAAGCCGTCTTCAGGTACACCACCATTCTCCACCTTCGGGTTGTTGATGATGCCCGCCAACTTTGTGATTGCTTCCTGTACCGTCATATCTTTTTACTTTAATCTTCTCCTAACACGGCAGGCAGCTCGTATGGGAATCCACTGCTTACCTGCTCAGTGTCGGTGTATCTTGTCACCCTCATCGTATGGGCGATTCTTTCTATCTCATGCGTGAGCAATGGTGTCATCGTTGATGTGATGTGTCCCATCGTCACGACTGCGAAGCCGTTCTCCACCTTCTTGGCTTTCACCTTCAGGCCGATGTCTCCTGCCGTTTCCCCGTAGCTATTCATATCTTAACGCTTTCTTTTCACATAGGTGTTGTATCGGATGGTGGAGTAGGGGTTGAAGGAAACCGCCTTTACCTGATACCCTTTCGTTCCCCACTTCCACCAAAGGAATCTCTTCTTGTACTCACGCTCCACGCTGATGGCCAGACTGTCGTGCAATAGAATTAACAGATTTTGATTTAACGTGTTGTATTTTAAGTCCAACCATGCGTCCTTATAGGTGAGTACGCTGCCCTTCGGGGGTAGCCGTTCGTTTTCGGCATCGTCTGCCGTGTCGCGGCTCAACACAACATTTGCCATTGTCTCCATACCTATCTTTTGAAAACTCTCTATAGCGTTAATCTTCGCATTCATGTCCTTCAAGAGTTCCTTGTCCTCCTTCGTCAGCACCTCCTTCACCTTCTCAATCTCCACAACCTGTTGTGTAATCATCTGAACGGTGTCACGGATGGTGTCGCGCTTCAGGGGTACATACTGCTGCGCCTTTGCCAACTCCTCTCTCAGCTTCTCGTTCTCCTTCTTCAAGGAACGGCTGCAACTGCATGCTGCGATGATGCAGATTATCCAGAAGAGGATGGTCACTCCGTAGGGCCAGTATTTCTTGCAGAACTCTTTCATATCTTATCTCTTTACGATGTTACCGAATACGTCCACCTTGTATCGCTCTTTGCCGAGGAAGAGGTTGGCTTCCTTTACCCTGCGTCTCTTCAGACCAATCATCGGTTTGCCATCTACAAACACCCACTTCACAATCTCATCGGTGATGGCCTCGTCATCGGCTTTGGCGACAATCTTCTTTCTGAGCGTACTCTTGCTGAATGCACCGACACCAAGATTGTAGATCCACGACGCAAGGCTGTCAAACTGATTCTGCGAGAAGTTGATACAAAGGCTGTTCAAATATGTTTCTGCTACACGCAGGTCTTGTTTCAGTAATGCGACTGCACGGCTCTCGCTAATCTCCATACCGGGCGTGACACCCTTTGTCGTTCCATAGCCTATGCTCCATACACCCGCAGGGCACTTGTAAGCCTTCAGGCGCAATCCCTCGCACTCCTTAATCAGAGCCAATCCTTTTTCACCTACCTTCATCAGTGTCATACTCCTCTTGCTTTTCTGCGTTCAACGTCTTTGCTATCGTCTCATCCAAGGCATCACCGAGGTCGGGACTCTTCGTCCGGGCGAACCCTGCGGCAAGCCTTCCGAGGAACAATCCCACATTCCCCCACGTCAGACGAGGAGCAGTGAGACCCTTGATATACAGGAAGTGACCACCGATGCTGCACAGCTCACATACGCAGGCGATAATCATCGCAACACCTGCCGTGATAACGTGGTTGCAGATGCCGTAAGGCTCGGTGATGGCGAACCCAATCAGGCAGAACACCAACAACAGCGTCATATAGTCAACGAACTTGTTACACGTCCTCCTCACGGCACGAGAAAAGTGAAACTCCGTCATCTTGGCGAGAGTCTTGTTGCCGATGTGTACGGCTTCCTTATGCCTCTTCTTGCTATCTGCCATTCCAAACCGGAAGTCGGCAGCGATGAGGATAACAACGAGAACGAGCATCCAGCGCAGGTCGTGAATAGCCTGAATGGCTTCTCCTCCCATCATGCTCCATGCAAATGCTTGTCCTATATTTCTTCCTGCTACATCCATTTTCTTTTCTTTGTAAACCGCCCTGCCTCAACACACCTGCCAAAACAGGGCGGGACTGCTACTCAAATACAAAAACTAAACTAACTAAATCTAACTTATTAACCACTCTAAACAATGCTAAAAACCTGTGTCGTATGAACAATTATGAGAGACTACATGCCTTCTCAGGCACAACCGAGTAGCAGTGATATGATTACTCCGATGAGCGCACCCGATGCACCGTAGGCGGCACTCTTCCAGTTGTACGACTCACTGTGCCTGACTATCTGCGTACCAAGCAGGCAGAATGCGACCATTCCCGCACCGACAAGGAATGCCAACACGCTCACGTTCAGCACTCCAACTCCGTCCACGGGGTCAGCACCGAGGAATCCTGCTACGGCAAGCACAAAGGCCACCCAGAAGGCTACTGCCTCTTTGTCGAGCCACGCAAGGGCTGTCCCCAAGCACTCATTGATGATATTCCAAATCTTCTTCATAACTTTCTATATTTAAATGTTAATTATATAATGGATTTACATAAGTCGACAGACCAATATCTCTTATCTTCGTCAGTATAGACGGGCCGAGTATCACATCGCAAGTTCCGGTATGGTCGTGTGATGGGTTGAAAGCAGGAGCAGACGGGCCTTCGAGATATAACCCAGACGTAGTTCTTCCTGCTTGAGAATCGGTATAGTTCAAAAGTTCAATGGGGAAGTTTGGTAGTGTTGTAAACTCACTTGGATTCTCCACAACCCAATTCAGCACTTTCCTTTCGTTCATCAAGATAATCTGCGAGCGCAGTTGTAATGTTTGGCCGGGCAGGATGATGATGAATCTTGACATATAGCCACCGCACGAGAAGCGTCCGCTATCGTTCACGGGGTCGTTTCCGCTTGGGTTTTGCTCCGTTGAGCCGCTTTCTTTTGCATAAGAGCCAATATATCGGTATGCAGATGTACTGAGTGTATTGGTTGCGCTCACTATTCGAGCGTCCGCGCACACTAACACGGCTCTACGTGCAAGCCAGTTTGTTGTCGGGTCTGCATAACCCGTTCCCGTGATAGCCTTCCAGTTGCGAGCATATAGGTCAATCTCGTTGGCAATAGTCAAGCGTGTTCCATTCTCTTTCCATGCTACAACGCGAGTCTTTGAATCGTCGTACCCGCTCTTTGTGAACAATGTAAAACTGCCGTACAACGGAGATGTTGGGCTATCGGTATTCCACGTCGTTTCGCTCGTCTGTCTTCCGTCCCATGCTCCATTTGTTCCCCACCACCAATTCAGTACGCTTGTATTTCCGACAAATTCATCATAGAACGGAAGTACTACCATTTGGCAGAAACCAGCATCCGTTGACGATATATCATTTAGCTCCGCAGATTGGTTCACGGATTCTATCTGAATTGACTTCAGTGGAGTACCTGTCGACTTGTTTTTGAGTATTCCCATGTTGATGACGATGGGATGTTGGTTGTCTCGCTCCAACCTCGTCACGTTCTCCGTAGTCAAACCCTTTATGTCAAGGTCGTTCTCGATATGCAAGCGATCACCGTTGATGGTAACGTCATTATTCATCGTACCATTTATAGTCAAAGCGTTTGCATCAATCTCCATTGTGCCGTCCGTGTTTAAAGTAAGACCACTACGTGTCTCGCCATCAACCTTTACTGCCAATGAAATCTCTTCGGCTGTTTGAAGAATCTGGCTTTGCAGCGTCTTCGTGTCCGCATACGGAGTCCAACCTGTTGCCTCGCTACCTTCCTCCAATTGCATACCTGCTATTTGGTATGTACCTTTCGAGAAAAGAATGCGGAAGTATCTTGCTACGTCATCGCCTGATATGCTATTGCTAACAAACCTATCCCAGCTTGCAGAAACAGATTGCGAATCCAATATCGTTGTGTTGCTTCTTTGGGCTATTACAGAAGGAGAACTGCCAGCAGTAGACTTTGCATAGAAAGACAATCTATACGACTTCCCACTTTCCAACCGAAGGAATGGTTGTCCGCTTTTTGACGGGGAAAGTTGAATGCCCATATTGCTTGTTGAGTGGCTATTGACTACCTGCATTACCCTTGTCACTCCTGATGGCAGAGAACTTGACGATACGGAAACAATAGACAATGTGACGTATGATGTACTACTATATGCGGCAAACCTATCCGTTCCTTCTGAATAGTCGGAGTTCACGATAAGGTTTCTACCCTGCACAACCTTGTTTACCTCGCTTGCAATGCTATTGATGCGCTGCACGATGCTCGACGATTCTGTTTCGCTGAAGATGGCTTGGTAAATCATGTTGGCATCCGCATACATCATGTGAGCCTGCGCAGCAGAGAGCAGCTTCCAATGATTCATGCTTGGCGTTTCTCCTTCTGCGCAATCGGCAATGCAGATGTAATGGTTGTAATACTTATTGTGGTCGGGAGCACCGTCGTCCGTAGATATAGTACCACGCACAGGGTCTACAAGTTGTGTAAGCCTATACAAATGGTCGCCAACCTTATACGGAGGTGTAGGGAGGCCTCCCACTTCGTCTACATATATGGTGCGAGCCAACTCTACGTCTACATGCTCCAACTGATATTGCTTGGCGGCTCTGATGGCATCGAGTAGGGCTGCACGGCAACGGGTCATCCTTTCCCAGAAGTAGTCCCACTCATCATCCTTGACAACGATAGACTGCGTTTCGACCTCGTCACCATCGGCATCGTATTTCTGAAGCCACAATGGGAAGAGGTTTACGGGCTGTAAGGCAGGAGCGAGGCCTGATTCCGGGTCTATAAGACCATTCACAAACTCGCCGATGTTGGCAGGAGTAATGTTCCACGAGTATCCTTTTACCGAATAGTTCCACGCACCATCGCTGCCATCGGGTTCAGTTCCGTTAAGGTATGTTCCGAGGTCATCGAGTTTGTTGAGGAAGTCAATGCGAGCCTGATACAAATTATCCGTTACTGTTTGGTCGGTAATGCTATTTTCAAGCAGTGAACTCTCTGCGTAACTCTTGCAGAATTGGATAACAGTATCGTTGAATATTTGTCTCAACGTAGCCTTCTCCGCTGCGTCTATCATTCCGTCATCACCCATCTCGTCAATAGTCTTGTACTGCCAAGCATTCAGCGCACGGGTAATCTCAACAACGGCATTGTAATAGTCATCCCATACTCTGCGATAGACCTTTGCGCCAGTGTCGAGAGTCGGGAACTTCTCCGTCCATACGGGAAGAATGACGGATTGTTTGAGAGCCGATTCCGTTTCTCCCTGCGCTACATTCGGGTTTATCCATGCAGGATAGCCGTTGGGAAT